TTGTAACAATTCATAGTTATCTGCAAGTAGTTTAGTTAACTCATCACGCAATCCGCGGGCCTCACCTATAGGAATAACCACATCTCTACCCTGTTTGCCTTCAATCAGGGTTATTTTGTCCACGAATCGCTTAATATGTATCATTAGTTATTTATCATGCTTTTTGCTTCATCTTCTGTTTTAAACGGACCTTGATATGGGTAACGCTCAATAAAGATATATTTAGGACAAAAAACTGTTGTTTTTTCACTTCCTTGTTGTATTACAAACCATCCTGCGGCATGATAGCATTTACTTTTAATACCTGTCGTAAACAAATGTAATTTACGTTTGATATCTAACATGCTATTAAACACTTTTCCTGTTGTAGGATATACTTTAAAGGGCAAGTCGTGTTTAGTTTTATCTGCTTTTTGTACAGTTTCAAACTCAATATTTGTTTTACGTTTGATAGCTGTAGTGTTTTTATAATGGCTTTTATTACCATTCAATTTAACTTCAAAGCCGGAACCATCAGCTAATACATTGCCGACTTTTTCTTTACCATTAGTAACTATCCAAAATTGATTCTTAACTACGGGTTTAGCAATTAGTGTTTTTGTCATTTTTTATTCCTCTGTGTAAGTGTAACATCATTAAATGTATTTGTCAACCTTTGTACCCAAACTATATAGATATTGGTACTCCTGGTATTCTCTTGTGAGTTTTAACGATTCATAACGTTTTACTTCTTGTATGTTTTCTAAAAATAACCTATGTTGATCCAAACGTTTATCTGATTGAATACTTAATATTTTATCTTTTTCCCGATTGTCATCCCGTTTAATATCATTTTTCTTTGTTGTTTCAATGATATCTTTTAACATATTATACCGTAGGGTATAATTAAGTAATGGTGTGGGTGCGGATATGGTGCTCATGTGAATAACCTTATGTCTTTGTGTTTAACAATTAAAACGTTATATACTACATTTTTGTATTTGATAGGTAAATCTAAATGTACACTAATTCTTGGACCTTCAATCTCATTAATTAATGTGTCATTTCCTACTGTACCTACAAAGGGAATTTTATTCCATTTGCCAATAACACGGTCACCTATATTATATTTACCCGAGTATCGGTTAGCTTTGAAATATTCTGCTAAACTTGCCATTATAACATAAACTGTTTTAGTATATCACGGGCAATAGACAAATCCTCTACTAGTGGTTCATCTAGCATTTTACGATATTCTATAATGATTTCCATAGCATATGCTTGATCCTCATCATCCAATGAGTTCCACCATTTATGCAATTCATCTGGTGTTTTGTTTAAAATGTATTGTAAGTTATTGTAATCTCTATTCATTTTGTTCTCCTGATTTTTCACAAGTTTCAAATCCAAAGTGTTGTTTAATACTTTTACCAATCATGCTTTTACCGTTAACAGAATGGTCAGCAATCCCAACACATTCCTGAACAATCAACTCAGCAAGTTTTTCTGCATTATCAATGTTCATCCATTTACCGCTTACATCAGTTCCTACTTGTTTAATCAATTCTCTGATTCGTTCACTCATACCAAACTTCCTTTATAGGGTGTGTTTAACCATTTTGCATAGGTATCTGCTTGTTCACTAATCTTAGTCAATTCATATTTACCACAGAATTTCATAAAGTGAATACCAACCTGAGGGGTAACAGATGTACGAACACCCTCACGAATGTTTGTATCTACTGACAGTTTAACCTCAGCCGGTTGACAAGTCAAATCAATCAACACACGATTCCGTTCATAATCATCACGCACACGATGTTCTACACTATTATGATCGGCCCATCGTTGTAGCATCATGTTATTCCAATCAAAGCCTTGTTTGTTACGGTCAGCATAAGCTTCCATCAATCCAGCTTTCTTTTGTGTACCTTTACTACGTACACCGGGATAAGCACTAAACACATTGTCTGTAGCGTCTCCACGCATACATTTCTCAAACAAAATATATTGCGGATCACCTAATAATTTTGATTCACCTGTTTTCTTATCCTTAACAATACGACCCTTGTCGTCAAAATAACCGTCAAGTGTAATTAATTGATTACTAATTCCATTATATTGTTTTACGTTTTCTGTAATCAACTGAACGTAATCACTATCACTACTGATAATGAAATGTTCATCCTCGGGGTGTAAGTGAACAAACCTTGCAATTAAGTCATCAGCTTCTGCTTTGGGATCACGCAGTACACTTACGTTAGTTTTCTCACGCAAAAAAGTTGTGAATTTTTCATACGTTTCCCAAAATAATTCATTTTCTTCTTTCTCTGCTTGGGTTTGTGATTGTGCATCAACAACACGGTTCTTCTTGTAGGGTTCATAATAGTCTTTACGCCAGCTTCTGCCCTCTAAACAGAACACAACGTGGTCAATGCCAAATTTGCGAACGATTTGATTACATGATGCTAATGTAAGATGTAGTGCCATGCCCACTTTCTCCCACGGATCACTATTACGTGAAGCAACGTGCCGGGCACGGAAGAATGTGTTAGCTGTATCGATTAATGCGTATTTCATGTTTGTATTATATACTACTATTTAGTTGTTGTCAAGCATTGTAAGCTTTGTTATATCTACCATTTTGATTTTTAAAGTCACCTGTTAATATTCCTTTATAAGTATGACATAAAGAACAAAGTTCTTCGCAATTTTTAAGTGTGTTATTTAAATGATTGCCATCAACGTGGTCAATTTCAGTTTTACCAATAGCCCAGGGCGCCTTCTTGTAATCAATAGCACATTTAAATTTTAAGTGGCCATCTTGATTAGTACACCTACCAGTTTTAAATGGTAATACACCATATGCATATTCTGCTTTACCATACCCGGCTAAATGACAACTAGAACATACTGCACGATATCTAGTACCACAGTGTGTTACTTTTTTATTACAACCGTGATTGATACATGTAGGTCTTTTTATGTGTAGACTAGCCATAGTTAAACTCCGTCGTGAATAAAAACAATTGTATCACTAAATGGATTTAATGTCAACTATTATTTAAGTTGTATTTTTGCAACATCTAGTCGTGCAAATACACTATCACCAAATGTCCAATTTTCGGGCATACTTGTTTGCATATCTAATTCATTGTCAAGCAATTCAGCTTCCTCATTAGTAATCAATACTATAGCCAAATTATTTTTAATCATTTGCGCCACTTCAGTTACACTACGTTTTTCCATAGTCATTGTAACCGCTTGATTATATATCAAAATGCAAGGTACAATATGTTCACGGTAAGTATTCTCTTTAGTGCGTTTTACTGACTCACCAATTGTAATTAAATGGTCAATGCTATCACCCTCAAGTAATGCACGGGTATTCTCTAAACCAAATCCATCTTCACTGTCAATAAAGTATTTGAAACGTTTGGCAATCTTTTCAAAGATATTACGTTCACTTACTTCACGTGGAATAGGCTTGATAGCTTGACCACGTACCTTACGTACAATAGTTTCAATAGCTTCAATTGTACCTACAATGACCCAAAAGTTTTCAAGTATATCACCGTCAAAAGGAATATTAATAAAGTCTTTTGCATCTTTGCGTGATTCAGAACGCTTACCTGTTTTCTCAGTAAATCCTTGATCAAGGATTTGTTTACGCATTTCGGCAACATCTTCTGGACGTGCAAGCCAACCTACGGTATAGTGATTCTTTTTGATTTCACACTTTACACCGTTGTTAGTATAAAGTACACAATTGTTTTGTTCCTCATAAACCCGATCAGTATACCCACGGTCTTCACATGAGTTTTTGAACAGTTTGAATGATATAGCTGCCATAAAGTAGTCCGTAGTGCGATTTAATAGTTAATTATAGCACCTTTTCCATTACTTGTCAACTATGGGAGTGTTGTATTTTTACTACATTCCAAACAAATTATACACAGATTTGGGTATATATCCACCTTTATAGTGATTGGTATTAGTGGGGTCTTGTACATTGAGATAAGGTAATCTACCAAACGTAGTTTTGTATTGCTTTGCTAATTCACCCTCGGCCCAGGTAGTAGCCTTCAATTCATCACTTTCATGGACATTTGAAAAAACCATTCTTGTAGAAACATCCCAAACTGCAATAGTCACATCATTTTTATTGAATGATGCTGGCAACAATCCTTGTGGAATTAAATAATTTTCAATGCCTGCCCAAAAATCAGCACCATGTGAACTACGGACATGTAGTTCTTCCCATCCAGGTACCCAACTTAATTGTCGAGTAATACGCTCACCAACTTGATATTGTCTCTTATTACCAAGACTTGGTGAACTCATTCCAACCTTTGAAAAGTCATATGACAATGGACCTGGCTTGAAACACATACCGTAAACGTATGATTTCACAATGCCATTGTGTCTCATAATTGCATAGATATCTCTACAATTTTTTAATTTTGAGCAATCAATCACAAAATCTGGATTAAACAAATCAATATTTTTTAACATTTAACTTACCTCTGTTCTACCGTTACCTAAATCTTTTGTACGAATAACTCTCGCATCACGGTTCTCCGGATCTGCAACTTGCTGTTCATACATCTCTAATGCTACATTACGACATACTGTTTGAAACCACCGATCCACAATAATTACATCTGTATCATCATCACGTTGTTTATAACCTGCTCTAATTAAATTTAACACAAACTTGTCATTGAAATCTAAATCAAATGAACCATCATTGATATTCTCAGGATTGATTTCTACTTTAGTAATAGCAATGTAGGGTTCACCTGCCGCTGTAGCTTTTTCTTTCTCAGTAAGCTCCGGTGTCTGAGGCTTCTGTTGTTTAGGCTTAGGTTCTTTTTTAACAACAGGTTCAACCTCTTGCTTTTTAAATAAGTTCTTTAATTTTTCAAACATTTGTATCTTTCGTGTAATTTAAAACTAGCAAGATTCTTTGCCTTGCTTTCACACATCATATCAAAATTATCAATGAATGTCAATGCCCAATCGTTCACTGCATCGTTCCAATAGAAGTCGGAATGTGCCCGAAGTTTCTGTTTACTGTGTCCTGCTTCAATCAACGCATCGTGGGCGGGACGTTCATTAGGGGAGTGTTCAACAAGACAATCTTCCCTACTAACAGAATAATGTAAAGTAGGACGAACGCCACGCCAACTGTCAATGACCCTTTTAACACGGTCATCAGTAGGTTCAATGTATTCTCCCTCACGTATCCAGTGATGGTGTATGTCCATGACTGTAGGTACGAGATCAGATAACGATAAGCAGTCAAGTAATCCATGTGTGTATTCCTCATTTTCTAGTGTTAGTGTGTTTCTCGCTTCTGGCGATAATCTATTGTATACATCTCTAATGCCTTGTGGGCCACGTCTACCGGAGATGTGTACATTTACTTTGAAGTCTTGAAATGATTTGCCATAGCCCATAAAACGAACCATGTCACAATGATATTCAAATTCTTCAATACTCTTATTTACTACCTCATCACGGTCACTCGCTAAAACTACAAACTGATCTGGATGAAATGATAACCGAACATCATTGGCTCTAGCTGTTTCACCAATGGGTGCCATCCAACGTTCTAAGCTATTCTGTACATCTGTGCTATGCCAAAATTCTTTGTAGCCATCCATAGTATAAAAACTAAACATATCACTAGTAAGACGTAACATACGTAATTGTGGATCAAGTGTAGCAACTTTTTTAACAAGTGCATGTGTATTCATAATATTGCGTTTAGCAACATCCATAATCTTTTCTTCTACAACATCACGCTTATTACGCTTTGCCCATGCTTGTGTAGTGCCACCGGTGTTAAGGCCCTCGGCTGAAACAATCTCACCTTTGTGATTGATTTCTGCCCATTTACAAGCAAAGCCGATACGTTTGATAGATTGATTTGTCAAAGTAATAGTCCAAAGTGATAAATAATATATACAGTGTAGCATACCTACGCAATAAAGTCAACTATTTACGGATAACAATATGAGATTTAACGAAATTATATCAGAGAGTTCAGGAACCAGACTGAAAAACATAGCAAAAATTGCTACTAACATGCAGGATGCTGACTTTTGGTTAGTGCGTAAGGGTAGTGATAAGACTGTGGGTAAGCCTGTTAAAGAATTTGATCCTTCAAGGATTGGTATTAAAGTTGTAAAAACTGATGTTATTGACCCA